TTATATTATTATATCAGCATATTTAGTATCGCTATCCCATAGTATTTCTTGTACTGAAAAATTTAGCAAGCTACGTTTAGTCTCTATATCGTTACTGTTTAATATATTAACTAATTGTTTAAGTTTTTTATATTTCTCTTCTGGAGATATAATATTATTATTTAATTCTTCTTGTTTAAGGAATAATAATTCTTTTTTAAAATCTTCATTTTCTTGTGTTAAAGTTTCTATTTTGCCTATTAATGGGGCGCTTGCTGTATTGCTTAAAATAGATATTTTGTCTATCAAATTATTTATTTTTGTTTTATTGGTTTGGATTGCTTTTTCTATGGTTTGAATTTTACCTTTTTGGCTTTTAGGTTCTTTGACTTCAATAGTTCTTTTAAATTCTTCAATGTCTAGTTTCACATATGAATTTAATGCTTCTTCTATTTGTTTGTCTAATATTTTTTGGCTAACTTGTTTGCAATCACAATAATTTTTGCCGAAAGATCTTCTGCCACTACAAACATAAACATAAGATATGCTACCATCTTTATTTTTGTGGTTATAGTTCACTGTCATAGATGAACCACATTTAGAACATCGCAAAGTGCCAGTTAAGTAACTAACTTGTGAATTTTTAGGTCGTGGCTTAGTTTTGGTTTTTTCTTGTATACTTTGGACTAGTAACCATAAATCGGAGTTTATTATCCCCTCATGTTTACTAACAGCATAAAACATAGATTTATCATTCCATCTGTGTTTACCATTAGTATAAGGTCGTCTATTGTAAGTTATTACACCATTAACCCCGTTCGGTTCTCCAAAAACTTCGCCAAAGTTACTAAGATATTTAATTATTTCTTTATCGCATCTTACATATATAGGTGAAGTTAAAATATTTTTTATGGTACTAAGACACCATTTAATATCTTTAGTGTCATATAACCATTTTTGAACTTTATGCATACTATTTGTAGATATGTATAAATTAAATATTTCTTTTACTATTTCTTTCTTAGCATTGTCTAATTTGAGGTAGGTTGCTTTTTTATTCCCTATATCAATTCTTTGAGTTGAATATCCAAATGGAACATTGCCACCAGTCCATTTACCCGCTTTAGCCATTTCTTTCATGTTATCTTTTACCCTTTGTCTTATGTTTTCTCTTTCCATTTCAGCAAAAGAAGCTAATATCATCATTATTAATTTGCCAAGCGGTGTTCCTGGATCAAAACCTTCTGTTACACTTACAAGCTTTATATTTAATTTATTTAGCTTATCATATATATTTACGAAATCAACTACGTTTCGTGCGATACGATCTATTTTATAGCAAGCGATTATATCAAATTCATTATTCTTAGCTCTATTCATCATTATTTTAAAATCAGGTCTATTGGTGTTCCCGCCGCTAAAACCTTCATCTTCAAATATTTCAAATTGAACATTAGATTTACGCCTTAAAAAATATTCTTTACAAATTTCAATTTGATTTTTTATACTTTCTCCCTTATCTGTTTCGATCGATTTTCTGCTGTATATGGCAACTTTCAATTCTAAAAGCCCCCTTTTTTTATATTATTTGTCATTATTTTTCATTGATAAAACTTTTAAATCAATTGTTATAGCTTCTTTTATTATGTCCCAAATATCTTCTGGAATTTTGCTAACATCTTTAAGTGCATCTTGCTCAAGTAAAGTTGTCACAACATTATCTAAAGCAGCGTATTTTTCTCTTTTTAAAAAATATTCAACTGTTGCTGTTTCACTAAACCAATATTCAGCTGTTGTATTAAAAAAATTAGCTAATTTAGCAGCTGTTTTTTTACTTGCCACACGTCTTCCACTTTCAATATCGCCAATCACACTCGTTGATATATTTAATTTTTTAGCTAACTCTTGTTGAGTTAATCCTTTTTCAGATCTTGCGTTCTTTAGTCTTTCAGAAAATATAGTCAAGAATAATCACCTTCCTTATTTATATTGTACGATATATTTTATCGCATTTCAAGATAAATAATTTTACAATATGTGATTTTTAACGCATAATGCGATAAAATAAGTATGATGTAGAAAGGAAGATTTATTTTAAAATTTTGATTAAATATGAGAAAATTCAGAACTTTTATATTACCGCGTTTTGCGTTAATATATACGCAAGGGGGTGAACAACACATGACTAGATTAAGAGAAGCAAGAGAAAAGGTAGGTTTAAGAAGAAATTTCGTTGCAAATAAACTAGAAATAAGCCCAGATCATTTAAATCTAATAGAAAGAGGGAAAACCCCTCTGAATTTAATAAGAACTGAAATTCTTGCTAATCTCTACAATATATCATTTGAGGAGATGGCGAAGATAGCACTTGATACTTTAAAAGGGGGAAAATAAATGGATGAAATTTTAGTTATGGAAGAAGAATTAAAAATTAAATTAGAAGAATTGAGGAATAAAAATGAAAGAAATTAAAGTGAGAATCATAAATAAAAGTGGAAGAGATTTAAATAAAGAACTTGCTCAATATATAGCTGAACTTTATCTCAATGGTAGCTTGAAATTAGAGAGCGGACAACAAATAGCATTAGGAAGATAGTTTAACAATGGAGGTAATAATATGGAAAAGATAAATCTAACTATAGAAAATGGACAACCTGTGGTAACAGAAATGGAAAGTAAATTACCAATTAGCCAGAATGAAGATGGGGAAATAATAGTAAGTGGTAGGAATCTTCACGATTTTTTAGAAGTTGAAAGTAAATATCAAGATTGGATTAAAAGAATGATTGAATATGGTTTTAATTTTGGAGTTGACTATGCAATAACAACTGAACTTTCTCAAAAAAAAGAGGGTTCAAGATTAGTTACGAGAGAATTAAAGGACCACGCAATGAAGTTAGATATGGCAAAAGAAATATCCATGCTACAACGTAACGAAAAAGGTAGACAAGCTAGAAAATATTTTATAGCAGTAGAGAAAAAATTAAAAGAGGTTGCAGCAGATCCGTACAAAGGACTATCTTCAGAACTTAAAGCGGTTTTTGTACTAGATAAAAAGACACAACAAATAGAAGCAAAAGTAAACAATCTAGAAAGTAATATGCCTTTATTTAACATAGAGTGCAAAGAATTACAAGCACTTGTAAGAAAAACAGGTACAAGGGCTCTAGGTGGCTATAGAACACCTGCATATAAAGATAATTCCATAAGAGGAAAAGTGTATGCAGACATACAAGGACAGTTGAAAAGGCAGTTTGGGGTTAGCAGGTATGAAGCGATAAAAAGAAGCCAATTAGATACAGCAAAAGAGATATTAGAAAATTATATAGTTCCTATATATCTTGAGGACCAGATAATAAATGTTAATAATCAAGTAAGTTTTTAGGAGAGAATATATGAAAAAATCTAAATGGGAAATAGAACTTGATAAAAAAATAGAAGCCCAAAATAAAAGAATAATGGGCTATGTAATAAATATTTTTATAAGTATGGTTACATCAATAATATTTACATTATTATTACTTAAAGCAGTAGGTAGTAAGTAAAATCAATAGAGAGGATTAAACAAGCATTAACAATGTTAAGGTATTAAAGGAGATTTAAATATGGATGCTAAAAAGATGACAACTAAAATTATAAAAGAAGGTATTGCAAAAGGAAACTATGAAATTACAGGTGTTTTAGAAACTGGTGAGATAGTAATTGCTGTTCTTTCAGATACGGAGATTGAGATTTTAAATACAGTTAAAAACCATGGTGATGTTAAGAAATTTATTGACATAAAAGGAAGACCTGCAAATGAAATACTACAGGTCTATAAACAAAAAGTATGTGAGAAAAGTGATAGATGCATAAAGAATGGATTAAGGATTAGATAAGAAAAATTTAACTATGTCTGGAGCCTTTTCTATAAGAATAGGTAAACTAACAGAAGCTAAGTTTTTAGTTGAAGCTTTAAGTTTTGTCCAGACTTTAGGGTCACGAATATTGTCAATATATTCATGTCCTTCCCAAGTAAGATCACTAATAAATTTTGGAGAATCTTCAGAATAAAAAACTTTTTCAACTAAAGAAGCATTACCAATTTGTCTTATATGATAGTTTATAGTGTCTTTATCATATTTTGAACTAAATTTGGAAATTAAATTTTCAACATCTACAGATTCAATATCATAAGTAATATTTTCTTCAACATATAAGAGTATATCTCTTATGCAATCATGATTTAAACGCATATATAACAATCCCCTTTCAACGAAATTTTACCATAAAGGGGATAAGTAGTAAAAGGAGGAATAAAAATGTTTAAAAAAATACTAGAAGAAAGGGGAATCAATCTAACAAAAGCAGAGTTTGGAATAGTAATGGAAATAGTAACAGATGATATTAAGTTCAATAGGATTAATTTTAAGAAGTGTACAAACCTAGATTACGTTTTAGACATTGCAATAAGAAGTGCAAGTATTTTTAAAAGATGTGCATAGAAAGAAGGTGTAAAAGATGAATGAGAATTGGTATGTACTAGCAGTAGCAGTTCTCCGTAAAGAAGTCTACACAATTGAACAGGCTTTTGAATGCTACGAAGCTGGAAAAATAAATAAGAGAGCAAAAATGAAGAATGAAGATTTAGAAGATGCTATAAAGTTAAAAAAAGAAATGACATATGTTGAGTTAGGGAAAATATATGGTAGGACAGATACAGGGATATGTCATCTAATGACAAAATATAAGGAGAGCAAATATGATAGATAAAGATATTTATATAAAGAATGTACAAGCTATAGGGCTAGAAAGGTTTGCTAGATTTTGTGTAGAGCAATTTAGTTGCCCAGAACAGATTGATTTTGAATTATGTAAGTATATTAATAACTCTAGTAGTTGTTTTGAATGTTGGAAAAATTATATAGAGAAAAAAATAGCTCCCTGCCAGGAGCAATAAACTTAAATTAAAAATCGTTAAATATATTTTATACAAGATTAGAGGTTTTGTAAAGTGAATTATTGTAAGGGTTGCATACATTATGTACTTCAAGCAGTAACATGTTCTACAGATAAAAAGGGACAAATAGCCTGGGAACCTGTATGTATAGCGATTCAATGCATTAAAGGGGGAAAAAATAATGGTAAATACAAAAGCGATATTACTAAAACAAGCAGCAAATGATTTAAATACTTTGTTAGAAGCTAAAGTAAAAGCATTACCACAAGGATTTAATAAAACAAGGTTTCTACAAAATTGTATGACAGTATTACAAGATACTAGAAATATAGAAAAATGTAATTCTGTAAGTGTAGCAAGGACAATGCTTAAAGGAGCTTTTCTAGGTTTAGACTTTTTCAATAAGGAATGTTATGCAATACCATATAACGACTATAAAACTGGAAAATGTCATTTAGAATTCCAAACTGATTATAAGGGCGAAAGAAAGTTAATGAAGCAATATTCAGTTAGACCAATAAAAGATATATACGCAAAAGTAGTAAGAGAAGGTGACGAATTTGAGGAAGTTATAGATAAAGGCATTCCAACAATAAATTTTAAACCAAAGCCTTTTAGTAATGAAAAAATCATAGGAGTATTCGCAGTTGCTTTATTTGAAGATGGTGGTCTATTATATGAAACCATGTCAGCGGAGGACGTAGAGAAAATAAAAGTAGGTTTTGCTAAAAAAGATAAGGAAGGAAAATATTCAAAAGCATGGACCACAACACCAGAAGAAATGTATAAGAAAACAGTTATAAGAAGATTGAGAAAATCAGTAGAATTGGAATTTGATAGCATAGAGCAACAAAAAACATATGAAGAAACCTCAGAATTTGAAGTTAAAAAAGATGAAGAAATAAAAGAAGAAGCATCACCTTTTGAAGATGTAGAATTTGAGGAAGTGGAAGAAAATGAAGAAACTCAACAAGAATAATTATTTTGATAAAGAAATCCATAAAGAGTATATGTCAGTGAGTCTATTTAAATCCTTCTTAGAAGAATATGGAGGGTGCGAAGCTAGAACAATGGCGGTATTAAATGGAGAATGGGAAGAAAATAAAACAGATGCTTTTCTAGTTGGAAGTTATGTTCATTCATGGAATGAGGGCAAACTAGAAGAATTTAAAAAAGAACATCCAGAAATGTATTCCAGCAGAGGAGTAACGAAAGGGCAGCTAAAAAAAGAGTTTCAAGTAGCAAATAAAATGATAGAAACACTGTCAAAAGATAAATTAGTTCAAAAAGTTAGAGAAGGACAAAAAGAAGTCATAATGTCAGCCGAGATATTCGGTATTCCATGGAAATGTATGATAGATATTTACAATCCTAAGATGAAAAGTTTCACTGATTTAAAGACAACTAGATCCATACATCAAAAATATTGGAATGAATATGGGGGAGTTAAACAGAACTTTATAGAGTATTACGGATACGACATACAAATGGCAATATATGCAGAAATAGAAAGACTTTATACAGGAGCAAGTGAATATCTATATCCACATATAATTGCAGTTAGTAAAGAAAATATACCCGATAAAGCTGTTATAAAGATGGGCACAGACTTTATAGAAAATACACTACTAAATGTATCTATGAAGATAGAAAGAGTTAAAAAGGTATGGAAAGGCGAAATAGAGCCTATTAGATGTGGTAAATGTGACTATTGCAAAGCCACTAAAGAACTAAAAGAAATTGTACACTATAAAGAATTATAGGAGGGTTAATATGTTAAGTTCAACCTTATATGCAGATAAGGAAACAGAGTTAGCTATGGAAGAAAAAGACAATAGATTTTGCTTAAGGTTAAGTCAACTATTTAATTACGACTTTAGCATAGTTGCAGAAAGAAAGTTATTTGAAAAGTTACATGAGTTTTTAGAAAAGAATTTATATGATGAAGTAACCTACCAAGAGTTAGAAGAAGAAATAGCGGCAAAGGAATTACTTTTAGAACAAGCAGAAAGCCAAATCCAAGCTTTACAGGACAGAACAGAGTTTTTGCAAAGATAACTCTATCTTAGGAGGATCAATATGACAGGAGAAGGTAAAGGATGGATAAGTTTATATAGAAGTATACAGGATCATTGGTTATGGCAAGAGAAACCTTTTTCAAAAGGTCAAGCTTGGATGGATCTTCTCTTGTCAGCTAACCACAAAGATAAAAAAATAGTATTTGATAGTAATTTAATAGAAGTGGAAAGAGGACAATTTATAACATCTGTAAGAAAGTTATGTGATAGATGGGGTTGGAGCAATAGTAAAGTAAAAAAGTTTTTAGATACTTTACAATCAGATGAAATGATTCATTATAAAAGCGACACTAAAAAAACCACCATAAACATAGAGAAATACGAGGTTTACCAAGTGTTAAGCGACACCAAAAACGACACAGAAACATCACAGAAACATTACAGAAGCGACACAGAAACGTCACAGAAACATACAAACAATAATGATAATAATGATAATAAGTATATAAATAATAAAGAAGAGGTAAATCCAATAGAAGTATATCAGAATAATATATACCCAATGCCAGGAGTAATAGAAATAGAAGGTATAAATCAATGGAGTAATGATTTAGGAAATGAATTAGTTATATATGCAATAGATACAGCTACTAAAAACAATGCTAGAAACTGGAGATATATAGAACGTATACTTATGGATTGGAATAGCAACGGAATTAAAACATTAGATCAAGCAAAGGCATATTCAAAAGATAGGAAAAAGAAAGGGGGACAAAATCAGAATGACAGAGATAGAACGGATAATTCAAAAAATGAAGTTAAATATGACTTCTCCAAATACGAAGGCTAATTATAAATGCGATAAGTGCCAAGATACCACTTTTATAAAAACTGAAAATGGCTTTAAAAGATGTGAATGTTATAAAAAAGATTTAACTAAAAGAAGATGGGCGCATTTTGGAATAGACCCATCTAAAGTAAAACGAATAAGCGAATATGCAGTCTACAGCGACATAACTAAAAGAGCTAAGCAAGTCGCCATAGACTATATAAGGGATTATACCACAATAAAAACAAAAGAGGGAAATAATTTAGCTTTTTTAGGACAACCAGGGGCAGGAAAAAGCCACCTAGCAATAGGAATAGGAGCAAATCTTATAAATAGTGGCATATGTACTAATGTTGTTTATATGCCATATGAGGAAGCAATTAGAGAGTTAAAGGCTAACACTATGAATGAAAGTTACATGGAATTAACAAAGCGATATACAGAGTGTGAGTTGCTTATAATAGATGATTTGTTTAAAGAAAAAATTAAGAATGGGAAATTGGTTGGAGAGTTAACGGAATCGGACATAAAACATATACAGCCTATAATTAACCAACGCTATCTTAATTGCAAGCCAACAATTTATAATAGTGAACTTACACCAGAACTATTAATAAACTTAGATCAAGCCTTAGCAGGGAGGATTTTAGAAAAGAGCAATATAGTTATCTTCAAGTATGGTTTGGAAAACAACTACAGAATGAGAAAATTTGTTTAGGAGGCAAATAAGTATGAATAATATGACAGATGGCAAGAAAGATGGTTTAGCATTAGTTTATGTAAAAGATAGTGTAGCTTATCCAGTTGCATTGAACAAAGAACAATTAGAAATGTTAGATATAACTATAGGAATGTGTTTAAGTGATGGTATGAAAGTTATTGGAGATAAGCCTATAGGGAAGGTTATTAATTTACTTGAAAAATAAGGAGGATAAATAATTATGTGTAAATGTATGGATGAATTAAGAGAAAGATTAAAGGAATTACCAAATAAAATGGATGGATGGAATGAAAGAAATATAAAAGAAGTTTTAATAGATAATGGTTGTATTTTATTTAATGTGAAAGCTAATCCAGAAAGATTTTATTCACCAGTGACTATAAAATATGAGCAAAAGAATAAAAAAGGTGAATGGAAATTAAAGAAAACTACTGTAAATATTCAATATAAATATTGTCCATTATGTGGAAAACCATATGAAGGGGGTAAATAAGAATGACAGATATAAAACTATTTGAAAGATGGGTTAAAAATGCTTTAAAAAACACTTTTGTTTTTAACCTATATAAAGAATTTTTTATAGTAATAGATGGATACACAGGATTTAAGATACCTAATAAATGTAAAAGTTATAAGAAAATAATACAAGGATATACTTTTCAAGATTTAGAAAACAGTTTCTTTATCAGAGATAGAGAAATAAACAAGACAAATAAATACAAAAAATTAGATATGTTAGAACACTTTGATATGTCTAATAAAACAAAATGTGAAATGTTACCTTTTGTATATGAAAAGAGCGATAAAATGCAAATATTTAAAGCAAATAATGACTTGATATTTATAAATAAAGAGTTATTAAAGAATATAAATATTGAGAACTATGAGATTTATGCTGAAAGTCCTGTAACACCTTTAGTATTTAAAAGTCAGGACATAACCTATATAACACTACCAATTATGATGAATGGGTTTAGATATACCATAGAAGAAAATAAGGAGAGCCAAGATGCATTTAATGATTTTAGATAAAGAAGAAACATTACCCGAAGAACTCCTAAAGCTACAGGAAGAGTTTAAAGAAGTTAAGGAAGCGATTCTAAATAATGATAAAGAAAACACTACAGAAGAGATATTAGACCTAATACAAGTAAGTGTAGGAATGTTGTATACAAAAGTAAAAACAGAAAATATGGACTTAGAAAAAGAAATAAATAAACACAATAGAAAGTTGTTAAAAAGAGGATGGGAATTTAAAAGTAAAATTAATTTTTATATTAATTCGTAATTTGAAATTATTATGTCTTAAAGGTAGGTAAAATTATGTTTGAACAATTAAGCTTATTTAGTATACCTAAAATAGGGCAAAAGATAGAGTATATAAGTTGTGGTAAAAAATATAAAGGAACAGTAAAGGGTTATTTATATGGTGGTAAGTATATTGCATGTACTACTAATCAGAAAGGATTTAGCGGGGTTTCACTACATGTTGCAAATAAGGATAAGATTTGGTTTTTGAAATAGTACACAATACAAATATATTAAGTACCTATAGGTATATATCTAGGCACTTTTATACCTATAGTGTACTAGAGTTATAAAACAGTAATACAGAAAGAAGGGGACACATGAAACAAATAAAGCATTGTGAGGTTTGTGGTACAAGCTACGGAGTAGAATTGCACCATATAGTGTTTAGGAGCGAATGTAAGCCATTAGAAAAATGTAAATATAATTTTGCTTACTTATGCGGGGAACACCATAGAGGAGATAATGGACCACATGGAAAACATGGAGAAAAGTTTAATAGGCAATTAAAGTTAGGGTTTCAAAATTGGTTAGAAAATATATTTACAAAAGAATATTACACATTAGAAGAAATACAAAAAGAACTAAATATAAGTCCAAATGCCGTAAGAAGCTTAAGCAAGTTAATGTATCCAGTACAAGGGATTAAATATAAAAAAGAGGACGTTATAAGAATTTGTATGGGCGGTAAAAAAGTTATGTAGGGGGTATTAAGTTGAGTAATAAAGAAAGAGCAGAGAAAACTTATATATTACTTCAGCAAAGGAAAAGAGATAGAGCAAGAAAGAAAAGATATGATTACTATTCTTTAAAGCTAGATAGTATGTCTAAAATGGTTAAAAAGTATTCTAATGGAAAAGGGATGGGTCAATTTTGAAGATAGTTATACCTGGGGAACTTCCAGACTTAAACAAAATAATAGATGTAGCTAAAAAGCATTATATGCAATATAGCAATTTAAAGAAAACAAACACAGATCTAGTGGCATTTATAGCAAAAGGAAAAGGAAAGTTTAAAAGAATAGATTTAGATATTACATGGTATTGCAAAAATAAAAAGAAAGATAAAGATAATATAGCAGCAGGTATTAAATTTATATTAGATGGTTTAGTTAAAGCTAAAATTATAGAAAATGATGGTTGGAAAGAAATAAATAATTTTACACATAAATTTGAAGTGGATAAAAACAACCCAAGGGTTGAAATAGAAATAGTGGAGGTAAAATAATTTGTTTACAAATAAAAATAAATTATTTGAGGAAATAAAAAATACAAAAATATATCAGAAATATAAACCGACTTACTACCAAATAGATTGGGGAGATAAAAGGACACAAGGTAAAAGAGTTGGGGGAATGGTTCTTGGTAGTATGTCAGATGCTCCAAAAGGCGTTAAGACTTATACAGACCTGTTAGGAAATATCCCGGAATATAAAACCGATAAAAAAAGTTTTGTTAGTTTGATGTATGAATATAGACAAATTTGGTATTTGAGAGCTAGAGAATATGGTCTAAATCATAAGCAGGCTTTAATTTATGCCGTGGCTTCTGATGGAAAATATAATTTAAGTGATTCTAAAATATTAAAATTATTAAATGAAAATGGTGATTAAATGGAACTACAAATGTTGACAAAAGCTATATGGAATACTAGCCAAAAGATAGATAAAAATATTAATAATTTAACTTCTATGGCACGAAAATATTCAGAAGCAGAAAAACAATATAGATTAGAGTTAGCAAAAGAAATAATTAAGCTAAGAACAGAAGGGGTGCAAGCAACGCTTATACCAGATATAGCAAGAGGGAATATAGCAGATTTAAAATTCGATAGGGATTTAGCGGAAACGGAGTATAAAGCTTATAAACAAATGTTACAAAGTTTACAGGTGGAATTAAGTGGATACCAAAGCATTCTAAGAATCCAACAAGATATATAGGGAGGCGTAACAATGGAAATAAAAACAACAGTTACTAAAACTATAAGCTTAGAAGATTGGTTAGACATATATGCCCCAAAGATTAAAGCAAAGAGTTGTATTAAAAAACTTAAAGAATTAAAAATTAAAGATCCAGAGATAGTTTATAAAAATTGGAGAAAGAATTATATAAAAAGCAGGAGGATATAAATGTTAGAGGTTATTTTAGGAACAGTGGCTATTGTTAGTATTACAGTTTTAATAGCAGTTATAAGGGTTAATAAAAACAAATGTGATTTATGCCATTATAATTGTGAAAATTGCGGAGAAAAAGACGTGTGTGGTATAAGGGAGGATTAAATGGATAGAAAAATATTAATGTTAGATAAAAAACTATATGCAAAAACAGAGGGTAGATTATATAGGTATTTTAGAGATATAGAAGAAGTAGATAGATTAGAAAATAGATGTATGGAATTAGAAAAAACAAAAGAAAGTTTAAGGCAAGATATAAGAAATACAAATGTAAGTATAGATGCAGAGTTAGGAATGGCTATAGGATATGAAGAAAGAGTGCAAACATCTAATACAGGGATAAGTAGAGCAGAACAAGGAATTATAAAAGAAATAGAAAGAATGCAAAGGGAATGGAAACAAACAAGAAAGCAGATATTAAAAAATCATGCAAGAATGAGAGAAATACAAAGGCAAAATGCAGATATGAATTATTTATTTAGAAACATGGCTACAGAATATAAGTTAATAGCAGAAATGAAGTACAAGGAAAAGTTAAGCTTAGAAAAAATAGGAGAAAGGCTATGTATAGATAAGAGTAATGTAAAAAGAAAAAAAGATAAAATAGTAAAGGATACATCTAAATTTATATAAATTAAATACATGGAGTAGTTAATAATACTACTCCATGTGAAATGAGTACGAAATGACTTAAAAGAAAAGAGGTAAACGAAATGGGAGCTTTCATAGCCAAACAACCCAATGGTTTATATTGCAGATTTTCTACAGTAGTAGATTGTCCAACACATTATAATATGACACAAGAAGAATATATAAGTAATATAACTGGAACGGTTAAAGATAAAGAAGATGGAGAAGATACATTAAGGAATTTTCTAAGACCCTTTAGTGAAGTTAAGGATAGATTTAAACCTATAAATATGACCGAAGAAGAATTTGATAAATTAGTAAAAACAATAAGTGAAAAGCCTAAATCTAAAAAGTTTAAAACTACGTAATACAAACATAGGAGGGGTGATTACATGAAAGAAAATAAGATTGTTGAATTGGGAATAGATAAAAACTATACCAAAGAACTTGATGAATTAATCAAAGAAGGGTGGAATGTTATTAGTGCTGAACCTATAGAAAAAATTTATGTACACATAGTTGGAAACAGATTTGTACTTCAGAAAGAAAAGGACAATATGAAATAGAAATGCGCAACGAAATCGCAACAAAAACGCAACAAATCTAGGATTTAGATGTGTTATAATAGTAGTATAGAAATAGCAGGGTCTTATCGTACAAAAGGCAACTGCAAAAAATAAGGAGGTGAAAATCCTCCTACTACAATAAAATTGTGTATATGTATAAAAGGCACTTAGCCATAGTAGTTATTGTCCCCAACTACTGGCTAAGTGCTTTTTACATACCTAGAGCTGTCTAGGAGATTATATTAAAAGGATGTGAGGATATGCTAAGTATTTATACAAGCTATGTATGTTGTAGTTGTAGGAATGAATTTGTATTACTATCAGAAGACATAGAAAGCTTAAAAGGATATTTAGTGTGTCCTTATTGTTCTAGCAGAAAAGTTAAAAAGGAATGTATAGCAGACAATTTGAAAGAATGCATGAGTGAGAGAAGTTATAAGAGAATTAAAGGAGCATTGAGGCAGAAATAATTGTTATAAAAAGAAGGAAAACCTCCTAAAATGTAGAAATATTTATATTAGAAATGGAGGAGATAAAATATGAAAGAGAAAAAGACTAGTATTAATTATAGAGAAATGTATGGTGAGTTTGAATGTCCAGACTGTGCAAGGTCTACTAAAAATGGTGACAATATCTATGATGCTGGAAACGGATTTTGCCAAGATTGTGCACCAAACCATTAATTAAAGAGCTCTTAATTAGGGCTCTTTTTATATAGGAGGTAGTAATGGAAATATATTGTGATAAGTGCGGTAAAGATTTTGAAATGAATATAAAAGTAAAGAAACATCATGGAGGAGTAGAGGAAACATATTTTAAATGTCCTCATTGCAAAGAGAAGCACACATCATTTTTTACAGATAAGAGTATAAGAATTAAGCAAACAAAAGTTAGAAATAAAACTTTTCAATTAAATAAATGCAGAGATATGGGAACAAGAATAGAAATACTAAAAGAACTAGATAATATGAAACAAGCTTTAAAAGTGGATATGGATAATCTTAAAAAGAAAATGTTAGGCACTCAATAGAGTGTTTTTTTTATTTCCCAAAGAAAGGTGATTCATATGGAACAACTATATTATGATAATAAATTATTGTTAATTAAAAAAGATCAAGCCAAACAAGAATTTAAAAACAGCTGTATAAAATATGTAAATGATAAGATACAGGATGCATGCAAAGAAGGACGACTTAGTACGGATTTAAAAAGAGAATATTTATATGATGAGTTACTTAAAGAAATAAGAAAAGAATATAAAGTATTTGAAATAGCAAACAAAAGTCAATATATAAATATCTCGTGGACCGATAAGGATGTAAGGGGTTATTATAATGGCACTTAAAAAGATATGTCCTGGATGTGGTAAGCTAATAGATTATAGTATTAAGTATTGTAATGAATGCAGTAATAAGTATAAAGAAAAGAATAAGATAAGACATAAACAATATAAAGCTAATAGAACAGATGAGAAAGAACAAAGGTTTTATGTAAGTAAACCCTGGCTAATAACTAGAGAAACAATTAAGGCAAGGGATAAAGGTTTATGTAGAGTATGTTTATCCAAGGGTGATATAAGATATATGAATACAGTACATCATATAGAAGAACTAAAAGATTGTTGGGATAAAAGGTTGGATCCTAGCAATCTTATTTCTGTGTGTGAAAGTTGTCACCAGGAAGTACACAATCAATATAAAATTAATAAGTTGGGTCTTCAGAATATATTAAAGAATTTGATTGAGAGATAGGGGGAGCTTAAAAAGTTTTAGGTAAGGGAAGAAAGTCCCGGGTTGCCTCTCGGTTAAACAAAATTCCCTAAATGAAAGTTTCAAGGAGGTGAGGGAATGGCAAGACCTTCAAAGTCAGTTAAAACAATGTCTAAAAACTTAACTAAAGAGGAAAAAGAGATACGTTTAGAAACAGAAGAAAAGCTAAAAGGTGGAGCCGATAAAATTTCCCCACCTTCACATTTAAATAGTAGTCAAAAGAAAATATTTAAATATATAGTACAAGAGTTAAAAGCTAGTGGCATACTTGGAAATTTAGATATTTATATTTTAGGTACTTGTGCTATATGCATAGATAGGCTTCAGCAAATAGAAAAATTGATAAATAAAGACATTGAGAGGTTGCTAGATAAGGATCTTATGAGTGCTAAAGATAAATATACTAAAGATTTTTTTAGGTGTTGCAATGAATTATCTTTGAGTCCACAAAGTAGGGCTAAATTAGGAAATATTAATCTACAAGCTAAAGAAAAGGAAGAAGATGTTTTACTTAAAGTGTTGGCTGGTGGTAATAAATGATATTATTAGAAAGAGCCATTAAATATGCAACTGATGTGGTAGAAGACAGAGAAATAACTACTTGGGAAGTTACAAAACAGTGTAGCATTTTCATACACGATTATTATAAACGGCAGTATGAAAGTGAATTTAAGTTTTGTTTAGATGAAACAGAACTTTTAAAAATAAATAACTTGTTAAGATTAGCTAATTTTGCTACTGGATATTTAGCTGATAATGAAGTGTTAGAGCATCTGGACCCGTTCCAGTGTTTTTTTATTGCCAATATATTTGGATGGAGATACAAAAAGAATAGAAACAAATTTAGATATAATGATATAACTTTGTTTATTGCTAGAAAGAACGGTAAAACAGCACTAATAGGATTAGTATTTATATTATTATTACTTACAGAACAACAATATAGTGAATTTTATAGTATATGCTTAACTAAAGAGTTAGCAGCAGAAATAAAGAAAATTATGGAGCAGATAATTAATGCTAGCCCTTTAATAAAGAAACATTTTAATATATCCACCACTAAAACTGGAAGAATTACTTGTAAGTTAACAAATAGTTATTTTGAACCTCGTGTTGCTGAAGCTGGTAAAAACAACTCAGTAAGACCTTCAGCTTTTGTAAGTGATGAACACGCAAACTTTAGTGAGAGTAGTAATTTTAATGCTATGAAATCTGGTCAAAAGAATGTTATAAATCCTTTAGTATTTAGGACTACAACAGCTTATGCAATCAATAATTCTATTATGGAAGAGGATTTAGACTATATTAGAAAAGCTTATAGTGATGTAGTAGATAATGAAAGAATGTTTGCTCTTATATATTATGCAGATAAAGAAAATATTTGGAATGATAAAGGATTATATCAAGCTAATCCTTTACGATTAGAAGAAAACTATAAAATAATGAGAGAAGATAGGGCAAAAGCACTTGTACAAGATAATTTAAAAGAAGAATTTATAACTAAGACTTGTAATGTATTTATGCAGGAAAATAGCGAGGAGAAATATTTAAATATTGAAGAATGGAAAAAATGTTGCATTGATACTATAGATTTCGCAGGTAAAGAGGTAGTAGTTGGAGTAGATTTATCTATTTCTATAGATTTAACTGCAATATCTATTATGTATAAAGAAAATGATAAGTATTATTTATATAGTAAAGGATTTTTGCCTAAAGCTACATTAGAGGAAAGAAGAGAAAAAATAGACTATAGAGCTTATGAAAAACTGGGATATTGCGAAATTCATGATGGCTATATTATAAATTACACTAAGGTAGAGGAGTATATCAGGAGCATAGAAAACTTATATAATTGTAAAATTAAATGTATTATATCAGACCCTTACAATGCACTGCAAATGATGGAAAGTTTAGCGAATAACTATGAAGTAATAATGCTAAAACAGACCTATAGTAATCTATCAGCACCTACAAAGGCTTTTAGGGATGATGTATACAAAGGAAATATAATATATCAAAAGAATAAATTACTTGATTGGTGTGTATCTAATGCAGTTCTGATGAAAGGTAAAAGTGAAGATGTAATGTTAGCTAAAGAAAATAAAAACAAGCAAAGAATAGACTTATTAGTGGCTAGTACATTTTGTTATAGTCAACTATATCTATTAGATAGCAAAATCAATTTAAATGAAGTTACCAATGATTATCTTGATATGATGGGATGGTAAGGAGGTGAGAATATGAATATATTTAATAGAATTAGAAATGCTTTCAGTGCTAACAACGAATCTGAGGCTATATCAAATGATATAGATATAAAAACTATAAATGAAATATTTAAAAGGGAAGGTACTAGTGAGAATCTAAGTGAAATTACCTATTTTACTTGTATCAAAATGCTTTCTGAAAGCTTAGGTAAGTTGTCTTTAAAGTTTTATCAAGAAACAGATAACGGAGTAATAAAGATTAACAATAATAGGGTTTATAGTTTGCTTAATAACAGACCTAATCCTTATATGACACCTTCTATATTTTGGGCAACCGTAGAATTTAATAGAAACCATTATGGAAATGCTTATGTATGGTGCAGATGGTTCAAGGATAAATTATTAGATCTTTGGATACTTAATCCTAAAGATGTGAAAGTGTTGGCAGACAATGAGGGGATTTTAGGCACTACTAATGCTATTTATTACATGTATACAGATAATAAAACAGGTAAAACATATACATTTGATGAAAAGGACATGTTGCATTTTAAAACAGGAGTGTCCAAGGATGGAATTACAGGTTTAGCAGTACAAGACATATTACAAAGTAGCATGAAGGGAAATAAAGCAAGTCAAAGCTTTATGAATAAACTCTATGAGAGTGGTTTAACTGCTAAAGCGGTGCTTGAATATACAGGTGATTTAAATAAAGAAGCCAAAGAAAGACTTGTGGCTGGATTTGAAGCATTTGCAAATGGAGAGAATAACACGGGTAAAATAGTTCCAGTACCATTAGGTATGAAGCTAACGCCATTAGATATAAAGCTCACAGATAGCCAGTTTTTTGAGTTGAAAAAATATTCTAGTTTACAGATAGCGGCTGCCTTTGGAATAAAACCTAATCACTTAAATAATTATGAAAAATCAAGTTATGCTAATAGTGAGATGCAGAATTTAAGTTTTTATACAGATACTTTATTATTTATATTAAATCAATATGAACAGGAAATAACCTTTAAGTTACTTTCAGAAAAAGAAAGGCTTAAAGGTTTTTATTTTAAGTTCAATGTTAACTCTATTCTTAGGGCAGATATGAAAACACAAATGGAGAGTTTAGCCACAGGAGTAAACAATGGTATTTATAGCATAGATGAAGCTAGAGCATATTTGGATATGCCTAAAATAGATGGAGGAAGTACCCCTATTGTAAATGGTAATTATATTCCTTTAACTAGAGTGGGAGAAGCATATAGCAAAGGAGGTGATAAATAATGAAGATAGAGGTAAAAGGAACAATAGTAAGTAATGAGGATGCTTTGGTATACAAATGGTTTGATATGGATTGTATATGTCCTAAAGATGTAAATAATCTAATAAAACAAACTGAAAATAATGAGGAATTGGAAGTAGAGATAAATAGTGGAGGAGGATCAGTATTTGCAGGTAGTGAAATATATACAGCTTTAAAAAGCTATAAAGGAAATGTAACTATAAAAATAGTTGGATTAGCTGCGAGTGCCGCAAGTGTTATTGCTATGGGAGGAAATAAAATATTAATGTCCCCAACCGCACAAATGATGATACATAATGCTAGTGCTAGTGTTGGTGGAGATTATAGGGATATGGAACATAGCGCAGAGATATTAAAAAACATAAATTCTACTATAGCCAATGCTTATAAGCTTAAAACCGGTATGAATCATGAAACATTATTAGATCTTATGGATAAAGAAACTTGGTTAACCCCTCAACAAGCTTTAGAAAAACAGTTTATAGATGAAGTTATGTTTGAGAATGAACAATTTAAAGCTACTGCAAGTTTTAGTAATACCCTATTGCCACAAGAGGTAATAAATAAAGTTAGAAATCAGTTAAAAAAAGAGCCAGCAGTTTATGGAAATGAAGGCAATAATGAAAGTCTAGAAAATAAAAAAAGGGAAATAGAAATATTTTTAAACTTAATTTAGGAGGAATGGATAATATGAAAAAATCAACAGAAATGTATAAAGAATTAGAAGGGTTAAAAAATGAAATTGAAAATCTACAGGCACAAGGGAAAATAGAAGAAGCATACAATAAACTTGATGAAGTAAAGAACCTAAAAAAAGCTATACAAATACAAGAGGCTTTAGAAGAAGAAGAAACACAAAACTTTACAGGTGAAGAATTAAAGCCAATTGGAAAAGCAGAGGAAATAGTTGCATTTAACAAAGCAGTATTAGGTAAGAATCTTACAGAAGCAGAAAATGTGCTTGTAGAAAGAACTGGAGAAGATGGCGGGTATTTAGTTCCACAAGAACAAAGAACACAGATAGAAGAATTAAAAAGACAACTTATACCTTTAAAACAATACTGTACAGTAATTCCAGTAGGTACACTATCTGGTTCAATGCCTTTAGAAGTCAACTGCAATGATGAATTAACTAATTTTGCTGAAATGACAGAGATTAATCAAAGTTCTATAAAATTTGGGCAAGTTAAGTGGGAATTATCAGACTATGGAGATATAATTCCTATTTCTAATACGTTATTACAAGATGAAAAAGCAAACTTGACGAATTATGTAGGTATAAGGTTTGCTAAAAAAGCAGTAAGAACAGAGAATAAGAAAATATTAGAGTTGCTATCTGGGGCAACTAAAAAGACAGGCAGTGATTATAAAACTATTCAAAAAGCATTAAATAAAGATTTAGATCCAGCTATATCTGCAATGGCTATAATTATAACTAATCAAGATGGATATGACTATTTAGATGGTTTAGAAGATAAAAATGGTAGACCATTATTAAAGGATTCTTTAGAAGTAGAAGGAGCTAAAACTTTTAAAGGTAAATTAGTTGTTGTTCTTTCAAATGAACATTTTAAGAGTCCTTCTGGAAAACTTCCTTTCTATGTTGGAGATATAGCTTCTTATGTAGCTTTCTTTGATAGACAAGCATATGAAATGGCAGTGTCTACAGAAGCTGGATTTACTAAAAATGCTACATTCATGAGGGTGATTGAAAGATTTGATACTAAGAAAATTGATAGTGAAGCAGTTGTATATGTAGAAATAAATCCAACTGTAACTGGTGAGTAGAGAGGGAGTCAATTCCCTCTTAATTATAATTATGGGAGGGCATGAACTTGATATTAACATTGCAAGAGACTAAAGAATTTTTAAAAGTAGATTATGAAGATGAAGACACTTTTATACAAAGTTTAATAGAGGCTAGTGAGCAATATCTAAAAAATGCAACTGGAAGAGATTTTGATAGTAATAACCAATTAGCTAAGTTATATTGTAGAGTCTTAATAAATGATTGGTTTAGAGATAGATCCTTAACTATTACAGGAAATACTTTAAATGTAAGTGATAAAGTTAAATATACCTTGCAATCTATACTTATGCAATTAAGCAATTGTGGTGTTGAAAATGGCTAGATGCAAATTAACTGAAAGAATAATCATAGAAAAATATTTAGGGGAAGTACAAAACGAAAATGGATTTGATGAACCTAAATGGGATGATAAATATTATAAGTGTTGGAGTGCTTATAAAGATGTAAGCGGCAAAGAATATATAGCCGCAAAAGCAAATAACACAGAAAATATAGTTACATTTACAGTAAGATATTGTAATAAAACAAAAGCTTTATTAGCGATAGGAGCAACTAAAGATTTTAGGATATATCATAAAAAATATTATTATGATATAGAGTTTGTTAGCGATTATAAAAACTTGCATGAATGGGTTGATATAAAGTGTATTGTAAGGGGCTAATGTAATTGAATAATGGAATAGAAATTGAGGGTATGGAAGAATTCACGAATATGCTAGAGAATATGACACTTGGTGAAGCAGATGAAAGAAAAGCAGTTAGATTAGCAATAGAACCTATAGCTAATGAGATTGAGAAGAATACAACTAAAAGAAGTGGAAAGTTATCTAAAATATCTAAGACAGTAAAAAAAGAGGGATTAGCGACTGTAGGAATAGTAAAAACAAAACAATTCTATGATATTTTTGAGGAATTTGGAACTAGTATGTCTAAGCATAATGTAGGATATTTTGATAGGTCTGTAAAGAACACAGAAGGGGAAGCTATAAGTATATTAGCTAAAGAATTATTAAGCAAAGTGAGGTAATTATATGTGAACATAAAGCAATATCTTTTAAAAGTATTAAATAGTAAAGAGATATTAGATTTATTACCAGACAAAAAAGTGTTTTTCCTTCATGCGAATAATCCTAATAAAAGCATGTATTTAGAGTATGAGATTATAAATGAATATGGCGCAGATTATTCCGAAGGGAAAGAAGATTATACTACTTATGTGGTCCAGATAGATATATTTTCTACTGGAGATTATACAGAATGTGAAGAGGTAGTAAAAAAAGTAATGATAGAAAATGGATTTAATCGTGATACGGCAGCAGATCTATATGAAAAAGAAACGAAATTAAATCACAAGGCAATGCGTTTCAATATAGATTTACCGACTAGCAAAGGCTAGTCTTTTTTAGTGTAAAAAATAAATTAAAAAGGATGGGATAATATATGTCAGAAGAAAAAGTAGTGCCGATAGTAGACTTGAAAAAGTTATATGTGGCTAAAGTTTTAACAGATAGGTTAACCACAACTTTTGATATACCACGATATTTTGAAGGGGTAAAAGAGTTAGGGTTAAAACCCAAAGTTAATAGTGATGACTTTTATGCAGAAGGTATTTTGTGGATTAGCGAAAGTACACTAGCTAATATAGATGTGGAAATAGATATTACAGATTTAAAAAAAGAAGAGGAAGCATTTCTATTAGGTCATAAATTGGCAGCTGAGGGTGGGATTATAAGAAGTTCCAATGATGAAGCGCCAGAAGTTGCATTATTATATAAGGCAATGAAAGGTAATAATAAAGCCAGATATGGAATAATGTACAAAGGAACATTTTCTATAAGTGATGAAAGTTATAAAGGTAAAGAAGGAAAGGCTAATTTTCAAACAAAAAAATTAAAGGGCACATTTGCACCTCTAAGAAGTAATGAGATGTGGAATTGGAAAGTAGACGAAGAAGATGGAATGACAGATGAAAAATTCTTTAAAGAAGTAATAATACCAACCCCAAAAGTGGATGAGGAAGTAGAAAATAAAAAAAGTGAGGAAGCTTAATTTATAGGGTAGTCAAATACTACCCTTATTATTTTGTTGATGAAAGGACTGGATAATATGTTAAATAAAATAAGAAAACAAAAAATAGGTGATAAAGAATACTCTTTTAAGATGACAAATAAGACAATTCGTAAAATAGATGAAAAGTATGGTAACTATGGTTCCGTTATTTATGGATTAATGGAAGGACAACAATTCTACACAAATGCTTTAAGATTAATATCTATGTGTTGTGTAAATAAAGAAAAAGTAATTATAAATAGAGAAGAAGATAAATATAAAGAAAAAATAAAAGAATGGGATATAGAAGAACTAGAAGACATTATAACAGGACAGCAGTATCAGGAAATCGCAAATTTAGCGGTAGATTTATACATGGATTACATGGGATTTAATGAAGAAAGTAAGAAAGAAAAAAAGGAGGAAGTTAAAGAAGAAAAAAACTAAACGACCAGTTAAGGACTATTAATGATTATTTAATAGACTTTGACTGGCTTTTTTATTTAGCACATACACACCTAGGTTATTCCAAAGTAGAGTTTTGGGACAGCACGCGTAAAGAAATATATGAACAATGGAAATGCCATGAAAAATTTAATAAATTGGAAATTAAAAGTGATAATGAAGAAAGCAACTCTGCAAGTAATGAAAATTACAAAAGAGTAAATATAGAAGATATACCATTTTTATAAGCTAGGCACTCGATAGAGTGTCTTTTTTTATATAAAAATTTAGAAAGGAGGTAGAGAATGGCTAGTAATACAGAGAAACGTATAACCGCAAAAATGGTATTAGATAGTAGCGGGTTTAATTCCAGCTTAAAAGGAGTTAATAGCGAGCTTAGAAATGCACAATCTCAGATGAAATTAGCTAGTTCTGGTATACAAGCATTTGGAAAGAATAGCGAAAAACTAAAATCTGTACAAGAAGCACTTTCTAAACAAGTAGAATTACACTCTAAAAAAGTAGATATATATAGCAAATCTATAGAAAAAACAAAAACTAAACTAGACGAAAATATAAAAGTTAGGGATAAATTAAAAAAATCTTTAGATGACGCCAACAAAAAATATGAAGATGCAGTTAAAACGTATGGGAAAGAATCTGAAGAAGCTAAAAAGGCTAAAGCCGAAGTAGATAGATTAACACAGGAGCATAAGAAATCTGAAAAAGCAGTAGAATCTAACGCAAAAAAAATACAACAGTATGATACTGATTTAAATAAAGCACAGTCCCAGATGAATAAAGCACAGGGAGAATTAAAAAAAATAAATGAAGAGTTAGATAAGCAAAATAACAAATGGTTAAAAGCTAGTGATAAGTTAAAAGATCATTCTGAAAAGTTAACTAAAGTAGGTGGCAAGCTCACAGATGTTGGTAAAACATTAACTACACATGTAAGTTTGCCACTTGCAGCAGTTGGTGTAGCTAGTGCAAAAGTAGGCATGGATTTTGAAGCCGAAATGAGTAAGGTGCAAGCTATATCTGGAGCAACAGGTGGAGATTTTCAAAAGCTAAAAGCTAAAGCTGAGGAAATGGGTGCTAAGACTAAATTTAGTGCTACAGAATCTGCACAGGGACTAGAATATATGGCAATGGCAGGATGGAAAACACAGGATATGCTTGATGGTTTACCGCCAATCCTTAATTTAGCTATAGCCAGCGGAGAAGAACTGGGATCTACATCAGATATTGTTACAGATGCATTAACTGCTTTTGGATTAAAGGCTAAAGATGCTGGAATGTTTTCTGATGTTTTGGCAGCAGCTAGTAGTAATGCAAATACTAATGTTGGTATGATGGGAGCAACATTCCAATATGCAGCACCAGTGGCGGGAGCATTGGGTTATAGTGTACAAGATACTGCTATTGCAATAGGACTAATGGCTAATGCAGGAATAAAAGCAGATAAAGCAGGTACAGCGATAAGAACAGGATTGACAAATCTAGTAAAACCAACTGACGCTATGGCGACTGCTATGGATAAATACGGTATATCTGTTGAAGATACAAATGGTAAGATGAAACCATTTAGACAAGTTATTGAAGAACTCAGAGGGAAATTAGGCAATTTAGATAAAGCCACACAAGCTAATGTTGTAAGTACGATTTTCGGAAAAGAAGCTATGTCTGGTTGGTTAAGTGTTATAAATGCTAGTCCAGAAGATGTTAATAAACTTACTAATGCTATAGATACAAGCAAGGGTGCTACAGATAAAATGGCAGCAACCATGAGTAACAATGCTAAAGGTTCTATAACAGAAATGAAAAGCGCCCTAGAAGGTGCGGGAATAAAAATCTTTGAGGTAGTAGCCCCAAGTATTACTTCCTTAGCTAAAGAAGTAAGTAAGATGGCTGATAAATTTAGTAAACTTAATCCTTCAACACAAGAAACGATTGTTAAAATGGCAGCATTAGGAATTGCCATAGGACCTGTTATTGGTGGAGTAGGAAAACTAATAACTGGATTTGGAAGTATTTTAAGTGTTGGAAGTAAAGTAACTGGAATAATAGGTAAGATAACACTTGCTACAAAAGGAGTGGAAGTAGCGACTACTACAGCTGGCGCAGCCGCAACAAGTGCAACTGGAGCAGCTAGTGCTGGATTGGCAGGATTAGGTTCAATAGCATTGCCAGTTATTGGTGTTATAGCCGCAGTTGGAGGAGCTGTTTATTTAGCACATAAAAACACACAATATCTAAATGATAGCTGTGTAAAGAGTGCAGAAGATATGGGAACTATGGAAACTGCAATGGCAGGATTAAATGGACATGTTATTCACACTAATAAACAATTAGAAGAAATGAATGTTAAACATAAGGAATGGAGTAATAAAGTTTCTAAAGATACCCAAAAGTCCCTAGATCAGTGTGCAAATAAAATAGCAGATTATAGTCTTGAATTAAAAAACGCAGAAAAAATTGATAATTTGGTAGACAGTGAGGCTGGAATAAGATTAAAAACAAAACTAGATGATATTTGCAATAGTGCCATTAAAAAAATTAAGGAGAAACAACCAGAGCTACAAAAAACTTTAGCTGATGGATTTGCTGCAGATGGTAAAATCGACGAAAATGAAAAAAAGATTTTGGCTTCAATAAATAAAAATGGGCAAGAGCAAATAAAAAAGGTTAATGATATTAAATCTAAAATTTTAGAACTAGAGAAAAAAGCAAGTAAACAAACTGGTGAAACTAAAAAAGCAACTTTAGCTGAGGTTGATAAATTAACTAAAGAAATTGGAAATATAGAATTAAAAAATACTGTTAAATCAAAAGAAGAATTAATGGCAGCACAAGCTGATTTTAATGTCCGCATGAAAAATTTGGACATGAACGGTCTTTCAAAATTAATGGAATCAAAGGCAAAAGCTAGGGATACAGAAGTAAAGAAAATAAAAGAAAACTATGATAAACAAATTGAGTTATTAAAACTAAATTCGATTAATGTAGATAGTGAAACTAAAAAGGCAATTGACATAAAAATAGGACAGTTAGAGACAGCAAAGAATAAAGAAATAGGTGTGGAAAATGAAAAATATAAAGGCTATTTAGATGCCGCAATAGAAAAATATCCACAACTAATAAACTATATAGATATGCAACATGGAACAATGCTAACCAAAGAACAGCAACAAAAACAGGCGGAATTATTAGAGTATGGTTCTAAAATGGAGGGATTTTTAGGTATTACTGAAACTGGATATTATAAAATTAAAGATAGTGTTACAGGGCAAATGCATAACTGTTACGTAGAAGTGGATAAAAGCACTGGTCAAATTGTTGGGGCTTGGGATAAAAGTAATAATAAAATTTATGGTAACCCCATCAAGGCCCAAGAGAAAATAGACCAAGAGTTGAAAAATGGACAAAAATTTAAGCCAATTGGTGATAGTTACGATCGTGTAAAAGAAGGAATATGGAAGCGTGCGATAGAAGCACAGGCTAAGACAAATTATAATTTATTCAATTGGATACATGACGCACATTCTAACGCACAAAGTTGGTTAAGTAACCATCCTTTTATTGCTAGTGTAGTTCAACAAGTATTACACCCTAACACACCTACATATATACCGCGTAGATGGACAGGGGATAAATATTTCACAGGTGGATTAACATATCTACATGATGCACCAGGGAAAAATAATAATTATGAACTTTATGATCTACCAAGGGGAAGTCGAATCTATAACCATGATGCTAGCGAAGATTTAGTTATTAAGACAGCTGAAAATGTAGCATCTAAAGTAGCTAATAGTGTATTAAAAAATTTTAAAGGGTTAACAGTAGGTGGACAAAACCAAACTATTATAGTTCCAGTTAATTTAGATAGTAGAGAAATTGCAAGAGTAACAGCGAAACCAATGAGTGAGGAGCTAGGAAAGTTAAATAGGAGAGGGGGATTAGGATATGTTTAGTATACAGTTTAATAATTACAACTCTTATAAGGATTTGGGATTAGTTGTAGAACATAGACCTAATATTCCTGCCCCTGAAAGAAATATTAAAAATATTTATATACCAGGTAAAAATGGAACATTGACAGAAGACTTGGGAAGTTATGAGGATATAGGTATCTCTATTACATTTGGTTTTCAAGATAAAGTTAATATAAATAATAAATGTAGACAAATAAAAATGTGGTTATTGGATAAGATAAAAGATTGCAAATTATATTTTTCTGATGATATTGAAACATATTACAAAGTTAAAAATGTAAAGATAGATAATATTGAAAGAAGTATAAAGAGCTTAGGAAAGTTTACAGTACTTTTTACATGTGATCCATTTGGATATATAGATGAAGAGTTTTTAATTATAGATAAACCAATTTCCATATATAATGAAGGAACTTATGAAAGTCAACCTTATATAAAAATACATGGTTCTGGGGATATTAGTTTAAATATAAATGATGAAGTTATTAAATTAAAAAATATTAATAATTATATAGAGTTAGATTCTGAAATTATGGAATGTTATAAGAATGATGAAGCGTTAAATAATCATATGTATGGAGAATTTCCAATTTTTAAAGTCGGAGAAAATAAAATAAGTTGGACAGGTAATATTAATAAAATAGAAATTATACCTCATTGGAGGTGCTTATAAAAATGATTACTTTATATAAAGAAGTAGAAACTAACTTTACTCATAATGGAATAGGAATATTAAAAGACTGTTTACAATGTGAATTACACAGGGAAATAAACGGTCTTTTTTCTTTAGAGTTAGAATATCCTATATTTTCTAAAATGGGTGATAAGATAGAAAAACATATGATAATTAAAGCACCTACACCACAAGGCGAACAACTTTTCAGAATACAAGAAAGAGAGAGGGATTTAAGTGTAGTTAGAGTGTATGCTACACATATTTTCTTTGATTTAGCTAAAAATTTTATAGCTGATACTAATATAGTTGGAAAAACAAGAATACAGGCAGTGCAACAGGTATTAGATAAAACTTTAAATTCACACAATTTTACTCTAGAAGGTGAAGAAGGTGGAAAACAAAACAACTGTAGACTAGTAAGAGAAAATCCTGTAGAAGCTCTTATTGGAGATAATGATAATACTGTAAGAAATAGATGGGGCTTAGAACTTGATTTTGATAACTACAAAATAATAGCTAAAGAAAAAATAGGAAAAGATACAGGAGTATTAATTGCATATAGAAAAAACTTATTAGGTATACATGAAACACTTGATATGAAAGAGGTTGCAACTAGAATAATACCACAAGGGTACAATGAATTATTATTACCAGAGTATTATATTGATAGCCCTAATATTAAAGCATATTATCAACCTTTAATAGCTCATGTGAAATTTGAAGATATAAAGGTAAAAGAAAAAAATTCAGAAGGTGAGGAAAATTTAGAGGATGAAGATAGTGAGGGATTTGAAACTAAGGAAGAAGCTTATGCAGAAATGAGAAAGCAAACACAAAGACTATTTTCTGAGACTAAAATTGACATACCTTTTTTCAATTATGAGGTGGAGTTTGAAGAGTTAGGAAAAACGGAAGAATATAAACAATATAAGAACTTAGAAAAGATTAATCTTGGTGATACTGTAACAATTAGACATGAGGAACTAGGATTGGATCTAAAGGGAAGAATGATAGCCTATGATTATGACTGTTTATTAAAAAAATATATAAAAATAGAAATGGGTATGAGAAAAAAAGATTTAACTTTACAGATAAAGCAGACTGTTGCTGATATAGAATTCACTAAAGAAAAAATAGAAATGGAAGTTTCCAATTTAGATAAAAGCCTGTCTAGTAAGTTGGAGATAACTGAAAAGCATATAATGACAGAAGTTAATGATGTTAATAGAAGTTTAAATAGTAAGATTGAGCAAACAGCAGAAACAATAACATTTACAGTTAATAATCAAATTTCAAACGTGAATAGTAAAATTGAACAACAGGCAGATAAAATAAATTTGGTTGTAGATGGTGGAGGAAGTATAAAGGCTGCACAAATTGCTTTAGCCATAGCTAATGATAGCAGTTCTATTAATATGTTAGCTGACACTATAAATTTAATACCAAATAACGGAGTAATAAATTTTTCTAATGGTACAAGTATAGATACTAGGGATAGTTCGGGGCAAAACAGAGATAACTTTATAAGATTACGTGCAGATAAATACCACTATGTTTGCGTGGATGCTAACGACGGAGCTATAAGTTTATTTTTCCCAGGCGGTGGCGGTTCACATGCTTACTGGACTTTTAAAAAAGATGGGCTGTATAAAGACGGGATAAAAGTATTATAGGAAAGGAGTGATTATATGGATAAACCGTTTAATTTACTTATAGATACAAAACGAACAGGTTTCAATGCTGTAAGAGGATTAAAACAGGGGGACAATAATTCTGTATTAAATATTATTTTAGTGCAGAATAGTGTCCCTTTTGATTTAACTGGATTAACAGTAAGAATAAATTATAAAAGGCCAGATAATAAGTTATTTCTTCAGATGGTGGATATAGAAAATGCTACTGAAGGTAAGATTAAAATAAATATATTAACTAAGGTTTTAGAAAATGCAGGAGAAGTTAAAGCTGACTTATCCTTATTTGATAAAGATAATAGAAAAATAACAAGTGCAACATTTTCTATGTTTGTAGATTCTAGTGTTTATCGAAATGATTATATAGATAAAGAAGATTTGGATTTAATACAAAGTATTTGGGTTGAAGAAGATAAAAGAATTAAACAGGAAAATACCAGAAAATTAAATGAAGAAAATAGAGTATCTAATGAACGCATTAGAGAAAAAAATGAAAAAGATAGAACTGATAAAGAGCAGCTAAGGGAATTAGTAGAAGACCAAAGGCAAGACAATGAAGCAGGAAGAGAAAAGAGTGAAACTACTAGAATTGAGAATGAAAAAATTAGGTTAGGAAATGAAAGTAAAAGGGTAGAGAATGAGGAAAATAGAATTGCTGAAGAATCTGAAAGAGTAGAAGCAGAAAATAAAAGAATAGAAAATGAAACAGATAGGCAGCAAGGATATACAGAAATAAAAAATACTATTGATGATTTTTCTGTATGCGAAGAATTTGATTTAACTAAAGAATATAAAAAATACAATAGAGTTGTTTATAATGGTAGTTGTTGTGAATGTTTAAAAGATTGCACTAATATATATCCAGTTAATAAAGAATATTGGATTCTTATAGCCCAAAAAGGTAAAGATGGGCTAGGATCTGGAAATATGCATACAGACACATACGACAAAAATAATAATGGTATAGTTGATAAAACTGAATCTATAACAGATGGATTTATAACATATAACGTAACAGATATTAATAATAAATTTAATACTTTAAATGCAAATGACCAACATGCTAGAGAAGAAATAATGGATATTAAACTTAAACTAAAAGAAAAGTTAGCAGTGGACTTTATAAATAAATCTGGAATCGGATTCTTTGACACATTTGAAACAGATGAATATATAGAATCTAGTACAGCCACATGGAATAAATCAGACACAACAGTAGACTTCGGTAGTCCAGAAGTTGAGCAATTAGTTTATCAAGCAGTAGACAATTCGGTGGAAATCCAATTAGTAGGCGACAAACTAAATGTGGGGGATAAAATAAAAGTAGGAGATAAACTAATAACAATAGAGGAGGTATTATAGTGGAGTATTTAGGAATTGAAAAGTTCGGGTCATTTCTAGATAATGGAGCAGCGTATACTATTCCAGATAGACCGTGGTTTACAGATAACTACCCAGGTAGCTTATCTGAGCGTGGAAAGGGTAATATAAGAGCTATTGCAGATAGACACGAAATATCATTAGGGAACACTCTATCGAATGAAAACTCACAGATACCGTGGATTCATTTAAAGGATGGTTTAAAACATATTTATGTTTGCAAACAAGTTCTAGCAACAAACATATCATGGGACTATTTAAATGAGCGTAATATGATATATGGAACACCAGTTACAATAGATGGAAAACAATATAAGTTGAGGGTGTTAACTGGTGGAGTTGAAAGAAATCCAGATAAACCGGGTATGGTACCTACAGACAATGAGTGGGATACAATAATACAGAATACAGCAAACATCACAGGATTACCAAAACCAACTACAGAAGATTTAACAGAAGCCAATACTTATGGGCAACTAGACGGAAAACATAACCAACACTGGAACTGGTGGGGAATAAATACAATATGTCAAGAAACTAGGACATTAACCTCTAGTAAAATTACACGAGGATATTCTAGCGCTGCAAGTTTTACCAGTTATGATGCGATAGCCTTGAACAGTGCATGCGGGTGGCGACCAGTTTTAGAGTATATCGAAATAGACCCACCCAGCAAACCAATACCAGTATACCCAACATCAGAAGATAAAACACATCCAGAACCAGTAAAAGGTAAGATTACTTTACAAACCAAGTATAACGGTGACGGTTATTTAGAGCAAATGGAGGTGTTAGTATATAATTACACTCAACAAAAGTTTGAATATAAAACTGAATGGATAGACAATACAACAGGAATCTTGAAACTTCCAGTAGTATTCAAGGCAGGTAGCAATTATAAGATAACAGTAAGGCATAAAGGAACAGGTGGAAATTCTAGGGAATGGCTTGAACTCTATGTAATCGGGGGGAAATTAGGAAAATACAAGCTATCAGAATCAGTAACACAAAAACAATATGACAAGCTAAAAGCATATACAGGCGGAGAAAACTTAATAATGAAGCCCCAAACTTTCCCACCATTTGAAGCAGTAGACTTACAACTACAAGTGGGGAAAACAAATAAGCTAACGGTTTCTAAAGACGTAAAAGAACAAAAAGAACTAAAAATGAAAGATTCAACTAGAGCAGTATTCCCAAAGGACACAATATACACAGGGGGAAAACCAAACAATATATTAGATGTAACAGGCGAATACGCAGAGTATGATGTTAAAGATGCTACTGTAATAGACCAACAACATCAGACTTTTGGAAACGGTGGAAGGAAATTAGTAAAATTAGCGAATGGTTGGTTAGTTGCTGTTATGTTATATAACAATGCTGGAAGTGCAGCTCTCTTACCGATATATTACTCGGAAGATAATGGTACTACGTGGAAATATGGTCTAACATTAAAACACGATACTTCCCCTACACAGTGGGGAGGAGTTTCAGCAGTAGCAAGAGATAATGATATATATATATTAACCACATCCAATATGGAAACTAGTACGTCAATGAATATTAACAATAAAGCAAGGGTTACAAAAGTTACTCTTGATATGTTCACTCACGGGGTAATGCTCTGGAATAATTACTATGCAGGATTGACCGATAGTAACGGATATTTTGGTTACTGTTCACTAGCGATAAACTCGGAAGGTACAGAACTTCATGCCTGCTGGAGTTGTAAAACCACAGAACATCCAGAAAATTACAATATCCGATATGCCAAGGGGATTATTAGTAATGATGGTAACATATCTTGGGGAGTAATCGAACAAATAACAAAAACAATTGATAGCTTAGATTTTTTTAATTATCCGTCTATTACACTAGATAATAACAATTATGTACACATAATTACTAGCAGTTATTTTTCACGAAAATATCTAGTAGATTTAACAAACAACCCTAATGTTGCTTCTGGTATGGGTTCGCTATATCTCGCGAATTCATGGAAGGGTAAGTTATTTGTTGTAGGAGATTCCTATATCCAAACCGACCCATCAACAGTGTTTATACCACCTGCAATAAGTGGACTATCTCAGGGTAGGATTTGGGTAGCTTGGGATGCATTGAGTGAATCAATCCCAACTACTTTTAATATATTTGTATCATATTCAGATAATGGCGGTATAACTTGGTCAACACCTTTGAACATATCGAATGACACTAATAACAACCAAGTATACCCATCAATAACAGCAGACAAAACAGGAGAAATCTTTGTATTGTGGCGTGGCATTGATTCAAATGCACCTAGTTCTGGAGATATACGTATACGAAAATATATAAATAATTCATGGAGCGAAATTGAAACTATTACGAAGAACCAGTCAAGTGAACAACGCCTTAATTACCCTTCAGCATTAGTAGATTTAACCCTTGATTATACTATGCCTTTCTTTATCTACCAAGACGATGTAAATAAGCGAGTAGGATTTTACGGAACTTGGCAGGAAGGTTCAGGCTACACACTAACCTTAGAAAACCCAGTAACAGCTTCAGCGGGGGAAGAACTACCAATACTGGATTTTAAACCTAAGATAAATGGACAAGAGTTAACAACAACTAAACTAGAAGACAATATACAATACTTTTCCGTAGACAAGCTAGAAGCAGACCATGTAGACTTAGAAGTCATAGGAAAAGCGAACAGTATAAATACTATAGCTTACACTATAAGTTAAGGAGGATATTATGGGAGTATATATTAATAACAAAATAATAATGGAAAAGAAAGAAAAAGAAGTAAACAAGCTCACATTGCAAAGCTTAGGACAACAACTAACACAAGAAAAAATTAAGAATATGCAAAAAGATGCTCTAATGAATAATTTAGGTAAAGAATTAACCCAAATAAAATTAGAAATGTTACAAAATAAGGGAGGTAATTTATAATGGATTTTTGGAAATTGGCATTTGAACAAAATTGGATAAATGCAGAAATGTTAAAAGGTGCTGTTAAGACAGAAAAGTTTCCCTTTGGAGAGATAACTCCAAAACAGTATAAAGAAATAACCGATATAGATTTTGAAATAGAATAAATTGTAAAGGCAAAGCAGGACCATATAGGTCTTTTTTATTTTGTCTTTTTTTATAATACAAAAGAAGAAAAGAAAGGAATGATGCTAATGTTAAAACCACCGATTACGAGAATGGGAGGAAAAAGCATACTACGAAAAACAATTATAGATATGATACCAAGGGATCATATCTGTTATGTTGAACCTTTCTTCGGAGCTGGTTGGGTTTATTTCGGCAAAGAACCTAGTAAGGTAGAAGTTATAAATGATATAGACAAAGAGCTTGTAAACTTATTTAAAATGATTAAGTACCATGCCCCAGAAATAGAGAGGTTATTACAGTATGAATTTTCAGGAAGAGATATTTTTAAAGAGTATAAGAATTATACCATAGAATATCTTACAGAGATACATAGGGCTGTAAGATTTCTATATTTAATATCTCAAAGTTTTGCCAGTAAAGGAACTACTTATGGTTATAAGACAACAGGTAAACCAGCACAGCAAATATTTCTAAATGATTATCTTTTGAAATTAAGAGAAAGATTAAAAAGTACTTTTGTAGAAAATCTAGATTTTAAAACAATCATTGAAAAATATGATAGGTCACATACTTTCTTTTTCTGTGATCCACCATACTTTGAAACCACAGGTTATGGGAATGAATTTGGAGAAAAAGAACATTTAATTTTAAGAGATAAATTAAAAAAATTAAAAGGGAAATCCTTATTAACTATAAATGACCACCCGCAAGTAAGAGAATGGTATAAAGAATTTAATATAAAACAAGTTGAAGTCAATTATTCTGTATCAAAGGATAAAAAAGGGAGAGGAAAATACAAAGAATTAATTATAACTAATTATTAAATGGAGGTGCAATATGAATGAAGAATTATTAAAAGATAAACTTAATACACATGATAAAAGATTAAATTCACATGGAGATAGATTAGATAAAATAGAAGTAACATTAGCAGAGAGTAAGGCGGATATTAAAAATCTATGTAAGGATATTAGAAATCTAACAAGTATATTGAAATGGCTATGTACATTAATGGGGAGCTCTTTAGTAGCTTTCTTTTTTTATGCAATTCAGCATAATTTATTTAGGTAGAAAGAGGTGTTTAAATGAAAGAAAGTAGTAATATTATAAAATTTTTAGAACAATTTTTACAAATAAAAAAGATAATAGCATTATTGACAACTATAGTATTTTGCGTTTTAAGTACAAAAGGAAATTTATCAAGTACAGAATTTTTGAGTGTATTTACATTAATAATAGGGTTTTATTTTGGACAAAGTTCAGCAAGACAGGCTATTAAAGAGCAGGGCGAATAGTTCTGTTCTTTTTATTTTTAAATTTAGGGGAGGTATTTTATATGAATATCAAAAATGCAAATTTAAGTTTTGGGAGTATGTCTTATGGCAATGATCCACATGAGATTGATTTACATCATGCTGAAGCAAGTTGTTGTAGTGTTTATGATGTACATTCATGGCATTTAAATAATGGTTGGGCAGGTATAGGTTATCATTATTTTGTAAGAAAAAACGGAGAGATATGGAAAGGTAGACCTGATAACGTAATAGGTGCTCATGTGGCTGGACATAACACTAATACATTAGGAGTATGCGCCGAAGGGTCTTATATGAGTGAGACTATGCCACAAGCACAGAAAAATGCAATTATAGAATTGTGCAGATACTTATGCAATAAATATGAGATAACTAAAATATGCGGTCATAGGGAAGTTGGTAGTTCTAATTGTCCTGGTACAAAATATCCATTAAATGAAATTAGAAGTGCTGTTTTAAATGGAGGAAGTGGTTCTAATACGAGCACCACTGTAAATGATGGCGTTAGGGACAAAGTAGGTATTATAACAGGTAACGGTGTAAATGTAAGATTAGATCCTAACGGAAAAATCTTAGGTTCCGTTAATAAAGGGGATAAAGTTAAATTATACAGACTAGAGGGTGACTGGTACCATTGCTATAGCTTATACAATGGATATAATAGGTGTTATATTCATAAGAATTATATAAGTGTTCAAGGTAGTGGTAGTAATTCAAATGCTTCAAACTTAGATGGTAAAACAGGAATTATAAACACAGCAAGTGGTGTAAATGTAAGGGCTGCTAAATCAACAAGTGCATCAATATTAAAAACTTTATCAAATGGAACACCTGTAAAATTATACAGATTAGAAGGAGAATGGATGCATATATATTGTGAGCCACACGGTGGCTATGTATATGCTAAATATATAAATTATTAATTTAAAAAGGTACTTCTATAATGGGGGTACCTTCTTTTTTATTATTTAAAGGTATTTTTTAACATTTATAGAATATTAAATATAACGGCTTCCCAATAGGTTAATTATAGACCTCCTTGCTTAAGCAAAAAGAACCCCAATAAAAAGGGGTTCTTTTGCATGGGATTTTCTATATATTGGTGCTATGTTTTGGTCTATTTTTATTATATCCAGATGTAGAAAAATTAATCAATTAGAAATATATAAACTTTCAATTTTAAAGGTACTTCTATAATGGAAGTACCTTCTTTTTTTATTGGAAAAATTATTATGATTTATATAAATAATTCTTAAAAAGGTATTGATTTCTTATACTATGCATAGTATAATATAAGTATAGTAATTGATAAGGAGGTGAGTAAGTGATAGAAAGTATAGGAAAGTTAATAGCCCTAGTAATCTCAATACTAACAATTCGCCAACTGAGTTTGCAGAACAGCAAGGCGGAGTTAGAAATCAAAAAGCTAAGGCTAGAAATCAAAAGGTTAAAAGAGGGGGATTAAACCCCTCAACCTTTCCTATATTATATCACAAGTATATGAAAATATTAAATTATTTATTAATAATATCAATCACAATAATATTATTGTTGCTAATAAAACTGACTTATAATAAAAGGAAGAAAACTAAATTAGAATTAGAAAAACATGAAATTGAAAATAAAAAGGGTGATTATAATGGCAAAGAGTAACCAAACGGAAGCCAATAAAAAATGGTATGGCAAAAATAAAGAACACGCCAAATATTTAAATAAGAGATCACACACACGAAGTTTTATAAAAAATTTTGCAACTTTAGAAGATTTGGAAGAATTAAAGGATTTAATAGAACAAAGAGAAAGGAAATTGAAATGCGAAAGGGAATAAGATATTTAATAGTAGGCTTGTTAATTGGAGCTTGCACAAGATTCATCGGCATTGCAAAAGCCATTGAACCTTCAGAGGATAATTGCCCAGAGAATGGAGAATATATGTATTGCTTAGACCAAAATAGACCCCTTTGGATATCTATATATGATGTACATCAAGAAGAAAAATTTATTTATTTACGACAACCAAATACAAATAAAATTATTAAATTAGCAGAATTAAAGTAAAAACAAAGAGGTAGTTTCCCAAGTGGAACTACCTCTTTTTAGATACACAAAATTTGTTGATTTATTTACAAATATAACATTTTTGGTATAATTAAGCTATATTACCATGAGGGGGATTTGATAATATGAAGAAAATACTATCTATATTAATAGTAGGAATTTTAGCCTTAGGATTAGTTGCTTGTGGTGGATCTAAACAAACAACTAAGGAATATAATAAAGAAAATATTAACCAAGATTTAAAACAGGAAGATAAAAAAGATGAAAAAAAAGAATTAATAGATTTAAAAAATACAGAATTAAATAAAGGACTTTCAAACGTAATTCCTTTAGAAATCACTCAATTAAAGGAAAATGGAGAAGGTGATGATAAAGGATTATTTGTAGAATTGAATATTAAGGATGGAAGTGTGGAACAAAAAATAAAAGATTTTTACACATATTCTAATGTTATATCAGGAATTATTAGCAGTGATAAAAAATATAATTGTTATAAAAGAATAGCATTTACAACTAAGCAATTAGGTGGCATTTTAATGTACACCTCTAAAGAAAGTGTAGATAATTTTTTGACATTTGATAGTGGTACTTTTAGCAAAGAAGAATACCAAAAAATATTTGATAAATTGATCAAAGAGGAAAAATAA